GCGACGAGCGCTCAGTCACCACCCCCGAGGCCTTCGAGCAGGTCTGGTCCGGCAAGGGCTGGAAGCTCGTCAAGGACGAAGCGGCCGCCCCGGCCGCCCCCAAGAAACGGCCCGCTCGCAAGCGCAAGGCCGCCGCACCCAATTCCAAGCCCGCCCAGGCACCCGTGACCGCACCCGAGATCGGAGCCTGACATGGGCATGTTCTTCCGCCGTGGCACCACCGGCGTCCGCTGGGTCCCCACCGTCGCCGACATGGCCGCCCCGACCGCTGCTGAGATCGCCGCCGGTGTCGACCTCGGCCCGGCACTGGCTGCGATGGAGGGCTTCGAAACCTCACTGAACCGGATCAACCAGCCCCTGCTGAAGTACAAGCAGGAGGTCCAGATCGACGGCCCCCAGCAGTTCGGCGACGCCAAGATCACCCTCATCGAGGAC